TCCTTGAGTTTCTTGAGGACCTTACCTTCTGGACCCATGAGTTCGACAAAGAGGAACTTATAGTTCGACTCCATGTCTGCCGGGTCTAGATCATTCCGATTACAATATGCCTCGTAGGAACGACGACGGGGGCCAGTCCACTGCATGATGCCATAACCACCCCGAGAACCTGGAACAAGGGGCTTCTTTTCTTGTAGGGATTTGAATCCACCAGACTCGTGGCCGGCATTGCCAAAGATCGCTGCGGCGTCTTCGACCGAAAGATCAAAGTCGACCATGATCCGGTCCATCATCCATACTACGTTTTCTTCGAAGAATGTCATCAGGTCCTCACATACGAGACAGAGATATAGAGCGGGGCGGTAGTCGTGGAGTTACCGTCCGAGACGATCTTGATATAATTATGGGTCGGATATGTCAGGACGTTGTTGCCGGACGGGGTAAATACGAAGGTCGTCCCTTCGACAGAACCGACGTAGGCGATCGCCTGAGTCCCCATGGCGGCACCGTCAGACCTTGTGATCGTTAGTCCAGAGTTGGCGACAGTAATCCCACTACCGAGGACAAATTCAATCGAAGTCACCGTACAAGAAAACGGAAGGGGGACCAAGACGGTCGAAATCGCAGAGACGTCGGCCATGACGAGGTTCGTGAATAGGGGTTTGTTATTGATCTCGGTCAGAACCGTCTCGACGGTTGTCCCTGTAAAATCGCCTGCCGAGTCAAGGACTGAGACGGACGACGCAGGGACAGAAGTCCAAGAGCCTGATCCGGAACCGTTGCTCACATAGACCAGATTGGCAGCAGCGGCTGCGACGCCTTTGGGTTCGTGTAGATCGGCACCCGTCAGGGTGGAGTGTGCGGCCATTCTTTTCTCCTAAAGAAAAAGGGGCTGGCCGAAACCAGCCCCCAGATATTACACGTAGTAACCGTAGAGGCGGCAGACTGCCTTACCTGCGGTATACGGATGGGTCGCATGGGCCGAATTCGAGACGACGATGACGCCGTTCTCAGCATAGGGAACACCCCAGGCATCACCCGCACCGGTCACACCCGGCACGACGTAGGTTCGTTCGCCCTCACCATCGAGAACACCAGCTACGAACGAAGCCGTAGTGAAGTCATCATGGTCGAGTTCGGTCGAGCGGTCCGAGGCCTTTTTCGTGCCGATGACAAGAGTGGCAGAACCAATCGTGCCCGAAGACGTAAAGGCATTCGTCGCAATCACTTCGAGAGCTTCTGGGATGAAGCCCTCTGGGACTACGATACCAAAGACTTCCGTAGAACCACCGAGGATAGCCGGAGTGGCCGAAAGGACGTCGGTATAATCAATAGTGAAATCAATCTGGTGCTTCGCACCGATCGAGACGGCACCGCCCTTAGTTTTCGCGCCCATAGAGCGATCAAACTTGACGACGAGACCGTCAGCATTAGTCCAAAGAGGCATATATTTTCTCCTTCTTCCAGATTACGCGTAGGTCGGGGTGATCGTGCCGCCTTCGGAGATGACCGTCACGAGGTTTTCGGGACGATACAGCTTGAAGCCGTAGCGGGCGGTCGTGACGAACTCTTCGCGCTGGAAGTCTTTGTTGTATTCCGAGTCGACCTTCGGAGCCTGACGCATCAGACCGACGAACGGCAGAAGATCAGAAGCTGCCGAGAAGAAGAGGTTTGCGACACCATTCGTGGCCGACTGGCCCGAGATCGTCTCGGTCATGTTCTTCTTAAGGTAGTTGCTCGTATAGACGTCGAAACCGTAGATATTCATCAAGAACTTCATGCCGGTCGTCATGCCGTCACGGACGATACCTTCCCAACGGGGGTTGTTCGAGACCGAGGTGAGCTGCGAGAGAGTCTCGAGCTGGTAGGCGACGGACGGATCGACGATCGCGATGAGGTTCGTCTGCGGAACGTTGGCCTTCGTCAGCGAGAACTTCGCGAGCGAAAAGTCATTGACCGAGATGACGTTACCAGTGCCCTGCGCGAGGAAGCGGTGAGGCGCACCGTTGATCGTATTGAGGTCAGAGCCAGTCTGGCCATCCGGACCCGAGTCAAGGATCTTCGTCTCGATGCCAGTCATGATCGCACGATGCTGACTAGGGACGAACTTCGAGATCAGCCGATCGACATAGAACGAGTCCTGCTTCATCTTATTAGTGATGTAGGTGCCGGACTGGACGTAGTCGGTGATGCTGAACTGGAAGTTACCGGTATCCATCGCGGTATATTTTACCGCCTGGCCCTCGACGTAATCCGACTGTTCGGCCTGACCGATCGACGGGATGTTAATAGTGTCGCCATCCGGAAAATCCGTGATCATGTCGACATATTTCATAGCCATCAGGTCGTCCTCGAGGACTTCCTTAAGCTGGGTCGACCAAATCTGACTACGGATCAGGTGGTCGGTATTCTGGGTAGTGAAACCGGACATTTAAGTCTCCTTTGTTACCAGTTTTTACCGGCCTTCAAAGCTCGTTCCATGTCCTTATACTGTTGCATCCTACCGTCTTCCGAGAAGTAATACTTCGGATTAGATTGACGAAGCTTATCGTAATAAGCCTTATCACGTTCACCCGATGTCGGAGGGAGGTTGGCACCACCACGAGGGGCGATTACCGGAGCAACCTGAGGAGCTGGACGGTCAGCATCGATCGCCTTGAAGAAGAGCGCAGGATTGTCCTGTGCAAGCCTCTTGAGGTCGTCTAGCGACATACCGAGTTCTGCGGCCTTTTTGTTAAGATGTAGTTGTGAGTCGGCACCGAAACGTTCGGCGAGCTTTTGAGTCACGGCAGCCATGTTGGCGGCCTTCTTCTGCTCGGTCGTCTGTTCGGAAAGGGCCTTCTTCACGAGTTCGTTGATATCAGAAGGAGCGGTCGGCTTCGGAGGCTCGGGTGTGAGGCTCGGCGGCGTCGGCTGTGGAGTGGACTGCTTGATCTGGGTCAAGATCTCTTCGGCAGTCAGGCGCTTATTAAGCTCTTCTCGGACCTCGGCCTGTTCACGCTTGAGTTGTTCGATAAAACGATCAGACTCGAGCTTCGCACGGGCGAGTGCCTCGTTGTCGGCAAACTTCTTGCCATCACCTACGAGAGTCGAATAAGCATTTTCCGGCGCGTTGGTCTCGACCGGAGTAAAGATGTCAGTCATGTTGTTCCTTTGGTCTCAGGAGTGAAATGATTTTCGTATATGCGGCGAGTTCCCCGTTGAAGTGAGCCTGTTTATAGGCCCATGCAGGGTTCTCGTAGTCACCTCTGTTTACAGAAAGTTCAGAAGAGAACTTCTCGAGTAATTCCAGGAGTCTCTTTGAGACGATAGAAGACATGAGTGCATGATACATCTCGGCCTTCTCCTTCTCAGGAAGCCCCTGGAACCAGAGGGTGGGAAACGTGACCTTACTCAACGAACGGCTCCGAAGAGTCATCCGGAGTAAGGCCGGAAGGTGCCATCGCGGTGGACATCACACCCTCCTGTTGTGTGGTTGCGAGCTGCTGGGCCTCTGCCTGTTCCGAAATCCTTACGAAAGGTTCTACGAGTTCGTAGTCCTCTAGGTCAAGGATGTCCTCTGCCATCTTAGCGAGTTTGACAGACGAGAAGTGCAGCTTGATCTCAGGATCGGCACCGAGTGCAGACCCGAAGAAGTTGTTCAAATTCTGAACGAGTTCCGCCTTCTCGGCGAAGTGTCGTGCAGCGATCGCCCTGACTCGACCGTTTGCAGAGATCGAGTCCTTCGTGATTTCACGGAAGCGTGTCGCCTTGAATTCATCATCGATCACACGGATCGTAACATCATCAAGATGAGACTGGGCTAGAACTAGCATCGCGTTCAGAATTTGTTCGATGATCTGTTCTTCGAACTGGGAGATCTTATTCGTGTAGATACGAGAGGCCGCATTCTCGAGGCGCTGAACCTCATACATCGTCTTCTCACCCGGAGTTCGGAAACCCATGGCTTCTTTGGGTGAGCCAGCCATCTCTTCCATCCTCGACTCGATCGTCGCGATCTCTAGGTTAGCCTGGAGGACGTTGACGTCTGGAGAGAGGATTTTTACATCACCGTCATTATCGACGAAAATCTTTTCGAACGGACCCCATGTGAAATCAGAGACGATACCTTTGATCAGAAGGGGTGGAAAGACGGTTAGGTCGAAGATGTCTGCCTTCATGTTCTCAATATGATCGAGACGATACTGGAGACCGACGATGTTGTCGAGGGGACCCATAGCCCAGAGGTTGTCCTGACGGACACGCCAACCGGCATGGTAGATCGGGATCTCGGCCAGAGGGTAGGAGTTCTTCTTCGAGTAGATCACTTTATGACGATCAATCACGACGATCTGATGGTTCTTATAGAACTTATCTGCCTCACGGTCATACATATCGCCGTAGAAGAAGAGGAGTTCGACGTAGTCAGACGAGAGGTAATCCCGGTAGGAGTTGAACCCGTCGATAGAGAAGTAATGATCCTTTTCGACGATCTCGGCAGAGCCGAAACCAGACATCGAGTCACGGAGTTCCTTGCAGTAAGCGAAGGTTTTCTCTGCGAGTTCTTTGTCGGTCGGATCGGACGTGAAACGTTCGATCATCTCCTTCGCCTCACCCATATTCGTGAGGACACGAACCATCTTGGGGGAGTCAGAGAACGACGAGGCAGTCGGGTTCATCTGGATGTCGAGAGGAGAGATCCGGACTACTCTCGGGCCTACATAACCGATCTTGGTCTTGGCACCATCGACGGTCGTCTCATCGACCCATTCTACCGTGGCAAAACAGTTGCCGGTATCGATATAGTCGAGGACGAGCTTCTTGATCTCTTCTTTGAAGTGGGGCTTAGAGACGACCCAATAGATGTAATCCTCGATCGCAGAGCGTTTCGAGTTGGTATCGTCTTCCTCGTCGACGCCCTCCCACTTGATCCACCTACGCTTCGGGAACATCGTCGCCATGTAGTTGGCATAGAGGTTATCCCTGATCTGGGTGAGTTTCGGAAGGGTCGTCTTGTTGGTCCAAGGAAGTTTGGCGTTCGTCGTCGTAGTCGTGTCGGTCGCGTAGATATACTCCCGGATTTCTCGCTTCTGATCGATCCAAGTCTGACGTTGCAGTCCCCAGGTCAACCAGGTCTCTGCGATCCGACAGCCAAGATGATCTTTCGCTACCAGATTATTGAGGTCGAGAGTCTTACCGGCCATATTACTTCTTTCGATTTTTCTTTACAAAACCTTCTTTCGAAGAGCCTGAAAGCGTTTCACGGACGCGCTGGATAAAACCCTTCGGCTTCACCTTACCTGCTGTAGAACGGGAGGCACCAGACTTTTCTGAAACCTTCCCCTTGGTAGAGCGAGAGGCACCCGATTTCTCAGAGACCTTACCCGCGGTGGAGCGAGAGGCTCCAGACTTCGCAGAAGGCTTCACCTTACCGGCAGTCGAACGAGAGGCACCCGAAGTGCCAGACGTAGACGAACCTGGCGGACGTGATCGCGGAGATGCCTTACCCGAAGTGGGCTTACTAGGAGCCGGGAGAGGTTTTGCTTCCGATACGCTCTTCTTAGTCATAGGAAGAGAGGCCGAAGCCTGATCATCCTTTTCAGCCGTGACGTGACCACGACCCTTTGTTACTTTTGGCTTAGCCATCAAGAGATACCTCCAAATCGAGAATGATAAAGACCTTCGTACGAGGCTTTTTGAGTGAGTGCCTGGAAGGTAGGCGGGACGCAGATATCGATGACCATCGTGAGTGTATCTTTGACGTCATCATGGGCGGGGTTCTGTTGGACGAGTTCCTCTTCGAGGACTTGACAGTTACCACCCTTATAGTGCCACATCTGTTTGTTCTGATACCTCGGATAGAGGGTGGCTGCTATTCTCTCTTCCTTAGAACCCGTCCGAGAGTTAGGAGCGAACTCGTCGACAGAGAGTGCAAGACCGAACGGCTTGATGTAGTTTTCTTTGAGGTCACGGACGATGATCTTCTGAGCTGCAACCGTCTCGGCCCTGATCTTTCTGAACCCCCACTTCTTGTGAAGCATCAAGATACGATCGAAGTACTCTTTGATCTTGTCAGTCTGGAAACGCTCGATGTCGAGAACGTAATAGTTCTGACGTGAGTCGACTCCTACTACGACGACACAAGATTGATCTCGTCTACGACCGACCGTGAAGGCAAGATCGACTCCGGCGAAGACGTTAAGTCTTGTTCCATTAAGATATACATGCCCGGATTCAAATCGAATGAGTGAACGATTATAGTATTGGAAGAGTTCTGGGTCTACCGGGGCAGACTCAAGATCGTTAGGCTCGTTATAATATTGGGCACGAAACTGGGTCTTATCGAGATACTTCGCGTATTTCGTAGCCCGGACGTTCTGATCGAAACCAAACCATTGGCCGTCTGAACGCTGTTGGCGAGGCCAGAGGTATTCACCCGTCCCGTCTCCGTGAGATTCGAGTTTCCGCTCGAAGGTCTCGTAGAGGTTGTCAGACGAAATGATTTCACCCGCGTCCGAAAAGAGATCGACACGCATCTCGAGCATCTCTTGGTAGAGGTCTTTGAGGTGGTATCTCGTTCCGACAACCCATTCTCTTGCCTGTGATCCTTCGATCGAAGCAAGGAATGAATATTGGGTCTTGACCTTAGTTCGACCCTCTTCGGTCAGAGCGTTGTCGCCCGTCACGACGTCGTCTAGGACGGCGATATCACAGTGTAGACCAACAATACCGGTCGTCAGACCGGCTACGAAGATCGTAGGGTCACGAACCGTCTCGGCAGCCCGCTTAGGATGGTCGACAGAGATTTCTGTAGTCGTCCACCTCTTCCTCCGACCTTCATCTGCGTTGACCATCTCTGGCCAGTAGCGACGGTAGGTCTTACTCGTAAGGATGTCTTTGATGAAAGAAAGCTGCTTCTCGGCGAGATTTGCCGTCGATGAGATATAGAGAACCCTGATCGTGGGATTTCTCGTGATCTCCCACGCTACTCTGTAGGCTATCAGGGCCGACTTCATATGATCCCGAGGCAGCAGAGTCAATTGATGTGACTTCGCACCCTCCCGAGTCCACCACGAGATAAGTTCTTCGTGGACCGCACCGAGAAGACGATGTGGGTGGACGAGACGGATAAACGAAATCAAATCAGATTCTGCTCTTTCCTTGACCTCGTTTATCTTGTCTTGGACTTTCATGTCACCCTATTACGTTGATCTTGAGCGTCTGCTTTTTGAAAAGAATGTAGTTGTCTGACACCACACAAAGCGGACTGTTGCCAATGTCGGTGAAATTCTGATCAGTCGAATTCGGATCGAAGACCATGATGTAAGAATTGCCGGTGTAGTCGCTATTCGCCCCGCCACCCGTATAGGCAATCTGCGTGATGCCGTTTTCCTCAAACCTAGGGTTGGCTAGCGTCTTGGTCCTGGTATAGACGAGTGACGGAACCTTGCGCCCGTCATAGCCGAATAGCAGCCATTGCTGTGTCGGCGCGTGGTAACGAATTGCTTGTCCCATGCGATCAGTCCGACCGCCGCCTACGTACGGGTTATACCCTGAGACGGGGAAAAAGATGTAGGGCTGCTGTGTGGAATTGTTTCCCTGCCAATTCGCTATGTTCCGGGCCTGCCACGCGGTTCCGTTCCAAAACTCGGTCGTGGTCGGGTCTTCGAGATCGGACCACCGGATCAGATGAACCCCGATGGTTAGAAGGCTGGCTCCTGGACCGGAGAGTTTGTTGGCGTCCAGGAACGCATAGTAATATGCTCCCTCTTTGACGATGTTCGACGGGTGCTGAAATCCATACAGCGTCTCGTAACTGTTGAGACCCCACGATTCGGGCGTCAGAAACAGGCGTTGCGGGTTCGGAATGCCAGTGTCCATATAGGGGGTGTAGGACTTGGTGGACCATGAAGCTGAGTTGCCGTTGTTGGTCGATTTGAGCCAGATCGGCGCGGTAACCCACTCGCGCTGAGCAAGAACGTTATATCCAGGATAACCGTCTACCGTATGGCGCTGATTATACCATTCGTGATGCCCGATCGCGTAGATATTCGCGCCGTCCGCGTAGACGCCGAAAATCCACGAACGATGATCGTAGTCCTGCTGGATTCCTGTATTATTCGAATTTCGGACGGCACCCGCAGGCGACTTGCTGATGTTGGCTGCCGTCCAATTATTGCCAGTCACGACATAGCGATAGGAGGTCTGCGCACCGCAGATAAAGACGACATTCCCGCCTGATGTCCGATAGGGCACAATAGGCGTGTCGAGCCAGAGGCCGATCGACTTCCCCGAGGGCGACGTGACGTGATCCGGGTCGCCAGACACGTCCAGGATGGTCGTGAAACCGCTTGCTGTGGCGATCGAACCGATCTCTGGCTGGCCGTTGTTGTCCATCATGTTAAACATCAGGCGAAGGCCTTTCCGATACCTACGAGCTGGACCTCCGTCGCGGATTTTACACGGAAGGTCAGAGTGTCGTATGCGTTTGCCGTCGTCGTCAGCGTCGGAGCGACGCCTCCGGGGAACTTGTAGTGAGAACCGTAAGACAGAGTTCTGGTGCCAGTCCCGTCTTGAGTCACAGTCACAGAGAACCATTGACCGACCGTCCTGTTCGACGGGTTAGCCAGAGTCCTGTTACCACCTATGGTTAGTGTGAAGTCGTTAGACAGAGAAAGGTCTGGGGTGATGGTAGCTCCGTCTGTAAGGGCGACGGTCGTCACTACTTGAGCACCCGTGAAGGTGTTGGCTCCAGTAGAAGCAGCTCCGATTTCGGTCCTTACGGCAGCACCCGACGTATCCTGGAGGATAGCCAGACCGGTAGAACCTACCGTGATCCCGAAGAGGGTCGACGAGAGGAGAGAGCCGTTGAGGTAATAGCCTGTCGTGTTGATCGTCCCGGTGCCCTGATAAGCGCCGGTCGCCTCGCCTATATAGACACCGTTAGACAGACGCAGACCGATAGTCTGGACATCAGCGACACGGGCCGACATGACGAAGGCACCTGCCGTCGCGCCGTCCGTGGCGTTAATGATATCACCACGGATATTCGCGTAGGGGATTTCATTCCCGAGAGAGTCGTCACCTAAAAAGCGGAATGCACCAAGGACATGGCCGGGTGCGGGGGTCGTATTCTTGAGAACGACGTCGACGCGACCACCGTTAGTCGCAGCACCGTTGACAGTCTCGTTACGCTGAGTGGTAGTTCCAGAGACAGTCGTGTTATACGTCTGGGTAGCCAGAAAGGTATTGGCAGAAGACTTGACTGCGGCGTCGGCGATCGTGGTCCGTTCAGATGCCGTCAGGATTTTATTCGTCGCTCCTTCATCCATGTTATCCATGTTGAAGACGTCGACACCCTTGGCTGTAGGGTCATAAGAAGAGGCGAGCATGTCGCCCGTCCCGGCTCCTGCTGCGCCTGTGGCACCACGGGGGATGGTGATGTCAAAGATGGCTGCAGTCGAGGTGCCTACGTTGGTTACGATGACCGAGGAACCGGCAGCGCCGGTCGTGACAGTCCCGATAGAGATCGTTGCTGCTGCTCCGGCTGCTCCTACAGACCCACGGATATCTACGGCGTCTGCCGCCTCAGAGACATACCCTGTGGCACCTAGATAGACCAACGCGGTCGGTTTGTCGCCTGAGCCACCGACCCAATCGACGACATATAGGACCAATCGGTCGATGTCCGAGACGATCGAAAAGATCGGTGCCCAAGTTGTGATGTTAGACGCAGAGAGGTTTGCCGCTGCGGCGGAGGCGGCAGACTGGGTGGCTGCAAGTTCGGCTGCTATCTGGGCGGCTTCTGCTGCTTCACGATCCTCCTGGGTGTCTTCCGGAGACCAAGGGGTCCCATCCAGAATGATAAGGTCCGTCTGGATCGAATTGACGTTCAGGAGGTCGTTGCCGTTCAGATCGATGTCGGCAAGCATCTGGTTCGGGGTCGAACCGTCACGGGAAAGCGTGTTGTCGAAGGCCGTCTCGATCGCGTCGTTGTTGGCTATCAGTGTCGAAAGAGCGGATGAGTTGAAATTACCGACGTCTGAGAGTGTGATCTTTGGCATTCTTGATCCTTATAGGGCGCGACGGGCTAGACCATATGTGTCTAGGAGTGTTGTCTGTTTAGATGTGAGGAGTGAGGTCACGATTAGATCTCGCATCTTGCCATTCCAATAGGCACCAGTTCCCGAGAGGTTCGAACCTACGCGATAGTCGCCTGCCGCGATTGCAGGATCGGTGATCCCTGTGACGGGTGTCGCGCCATCGACCTGGATGGATTGTTCGCCGGTCTTAAAGACACCACGAACTAGATGACGAGACTGGGATGGATTTATTGCGTACACGGCGTCAGAACCGGCTGAGACGGCACGGAAAAGATTATTCGTGAACCGATTGATCGCGACGAACGTCGACCCGGTGCCGCCAATCAGGATGACGAATTTATTACCAGCAGTCCCAGAGACTTCATCCTGTTGGACTACCGCACGGACTTCGATGTTGCCGTCGTCGAGCGGGAAAGGGTGGCCCGTCATGACGAGAGACTGAGACGTCCCGTTGAACGTCAATCCTGGGAAGCCATTGAACGAGGTGGAAGAATAGGTAGGACGATCGGCGTCGACCGTCTGGATTAGTTCATAATTCTTGACACGATCCTTCCAGGAAGAAACACCCGATCCGGTGATTGTAATGAGAGAAGTATCCTCCGCCGCATGATGGGAGAGATAACGAGATCCGAGAAGAACCTTGAAGTCTGACGTGGCCCGGCCTATGGCCATCTTAGAGGCCCCAAGATACTCGACACCCCAGTCGTCTGCGAACTGCTTCCAGCGATCATCGAGAGAGCCGTAATAGCCCTGATGGTCGAGATACTCGAAGACCGCGGTGTTGACGTCGATATCGGCAGATCTCAAACCCTGACCTTGGAGATAGTCGTTGTAAAACCGATGGACGACGTCTGAGATTGTCATGACTTCCTCTTGGGTTTGGCTTTACGTTTGAATTTCGTGGGTTTCGAGACTGTCTCACCGAGTGGACCCGAAGATCCGAGTCGACCGGGATTGAGTAGGACATTCCGGATCTTGTCGATGCGAGATCCCTTGTTGTTCTTCATCCGGGTCTTGGACATCAACTTGTCACCAGACCGTTCAGAGACGGCGACATCGAGGGATGATGTCTTCCTTACGTCGATGACGTTCTTAGATTGTCTGCGGCCTTTGGTTTTCATCAAGACCTCGACGGGAAAGAGATGATTCTAGAGAGATCGTCAGAGATGTCGTCCTTCTCTGCGAAGAGACGGTCTGCCTCCTGTTTGATCTTTGCCTTACTGGGCCGTCCGACAGAGGAGTCTTCCTTCCACTTCTGTTCGAGGAGATACTGGTTCGCCCGGAAGTCTCCCTCGGCTGCCTTCTTCTTGAGGGCGATGAGGTTTCTTGCGGCGAGCTTGAGAGTTAGTTCTTCTCGTGCTTCGTCGATACAGGCAGAGAACCAAGAGGCAGAGAGGAGCTTCTTGTAATGACGCCATGAGTCGAAGTAGGTCGTCGCGAAGATATACTCCGAGGGGTCCTCGGTCTCGACAAAGAGACGATGGATAGATGGGTAGATGGCGTCGCCGACACAGAGATCGGTGTCCTTGATCGTATAGAACGCAAGGGATTTGTCGTCGGCGAACTCATAGAAAAGTTGTTTAGTGAGGTAGATGCCCTGGGCATTCCTATACGTCTTCGGAGGCGAAGCCTCTGGAAAGGTTTTAACCATAAGGTTCACTCCTTGTGTATGAAACCTCAGGAACCACTTAGAGTGTTATCCCTAGGCATAATAAAATGTAAGATGTATACTAGAGTAGTAACTCTAAGTTCTATACTTATAGTATACCATATTTTGAGGAGAAAATCAAGGGGTGAGAACCATGTATTTTAAGAAAGTGCATAATTTCTCTGTGAAATTTTCGAGGGGTCATACCTTTAAGCCCCAAGGGGGGTCGTCCCCCTCCTACCGGGGGGTCATGTCGGCCCTGATCCGACTGGCTTCAACCCCGGCGGCTTGGCGCGTGGGTTTGGAACCAAGGGGTATGGGGGCGAGGGGATAGAAACCTTTGAGTCTAAGCTTAGAGTATCCATCAAGTAATGTAATAGTATAACAAATATAGGTTAAGTCTTGGCGTGGAATAGGGTCTAGCAGAGGGAAACTATAAGCCCCCGGAAACAAACAACTCCGCCTTCACTTGGTGAATCTACTTGCTTTATACTACGCGAATACTACTCTTCCTCCACTCTAGGTATTAAATCCTAAGGATACTGTTCAAACATGAACCGTTTCTTTGCCACCTAGAAAGCCCGTGGGGCGCGACAAACAAAATAGGGTCCAACCATACCCCCAAATCTAAAGGCCACTCACCGGTCAACCTAGAGGCAAAGAACATACTAGGAATATATTCAGATCGTTTGCATACATATGATTTATTCATTCGTATACATATGAATATGCCCCTTGCTCCCTATCATTCTTTGTCGCCACATCTCCCTTGCCTTATTGTCGTCACATTCTTGTTGTTTGTGCAGGTTTCCATCGTCATATGATGGTGAGTGCATCGCTCTACCGGGTTTGCCCGTCGGACGTATTGCTTGGGGAACCAAGCCACATGCACCCGCTAGGGCAACCGCTAGGCTTGCCGAGTGTTAAGGAAAACCGGTGGGTAAATTGAACCTGTCGCTCTGCTTTGCATGGCCGTCACGAATGGTCGCGTCATGTAGCAGTCCAGCTGGGGACCGGATGACTATCATTGCGGGGCAGGTCGGACACCCTAAGGCGGTTCACTCCCCATTGCTGAAAAGTCACTGCCCGCGCATCATGCATCGAAACCCCACGGTTTCTTTGTGGCACTGCTAACCAGATTGCCAGACTTGAACAAAGCTTAGGGACATGAATAATGAGACCTAAGCCAGCATCGACAGGCCGCCTTCCCCCGGCGTTAATATTTAGCCTCGGTATGTCATCTAACTTGGCGTCTAACTTGCACCTAGAAAACATGGTGAGTCGCGGGGCGGATCATGGGAGTAGCGCCCTATCATCCGTCAACACATAGTCCTAAGCCCTAGCCTTGGGACGCAAAGCAATCCTAACCGGAGGTTTCGGCTTCCGGTTATCAGTGCTTTGGATAATCCAGCACTACCGATGCTAAGGCACGGTCTACCAAAAAGGGAAAACCAATGACCATGAACAAGAAGTTTGCCGCGCTTCTCGAAACCTCAAACGCCCATCACAAGGTCGCGAAGATTTTCGGCAATGACATCCACAAGCATCTTGTTGCTATCGTGAAATACATCCATTCGTCGGAAGCATCCGGCGACGTCACGTTGGCAACCCATTACTATCAGGGTTTCCGCAACGTCGATAAGGAGACCGGAGCCAATCGTTCGGTCATCCGGGCAGAGGCAATCAAGGCGTGGCTTTCGGATTTCGGCGGTCTGACTTTCGGCAAGTTCAAGACTGCCAAGGGCGGCGAAGTCGAAGGCTTCCGGCGTTCGGCTGAGCGTTTCGACCCGATCACGGCGGACATGGCGAACCATACCAAGGTCATGATGGCGACCAAATGGATGGACTACAAGCAGGAAAAGCCGGAGAACGTCTTTGATCTCGACAAGGCTATCGCCGCACTTATCAAGCGTGCGGAAGAAAAGGTCGGCGGCAAGACTGCCGAAGGCAAGGCGCATATCGTGCAGGTCCAGCGCCTCAAGGCTTTGAAGGATGTCATTGCCTGACACGTGACAACATCGGAATGCAAATCAATAGGCTGTCGCAAATGGCAGCCTATTCTTATGTATTCTTTTACCTCCCTAGATACACAAGGGGTTATCATGTCCAGAAGTATGTGGAACCAACCCGTCCCTCGCGTGATGCGAACCGGGGCGATAGCCAATCGCGCCCTATCATCGGCTGATGGTAAGGCCGAAAAGATCGCTCGTCTTGAGGCAAGGCTTGCGAAGTGTGAGAAGAAAATCCGTTATGCAATGACGGTCAACGGGCTCAACAGGATCGTTGAAGAAACGCGGGAGATGAACTCCCTTCGTGCCGAAATCCGTCTGTTAGAGGGGAAATGAGATGAAAATCTACCAGCTTTGTTCTGGTTACGAGGAACCCTATGAAGAACGATGGGGGCCTGTGTTTTCCACGCGTGAAAAGGCATATGGATATGTCAATTCCCGTCTGATGTTCTATTTCCAACAAGGTGGGTATAAACAAATCTCAGCCACAGGTCCGGCTAAATTTTTCCCCGATCGGGTCTATGTTGGTGGCGTCGACTTTGATTGGATTATTGAACGTGAACTCGATAATCCAGAAGCATCGATGAAAGGCATTCGTGTCAACACATTCTGCGAGATCGTTGGAACATATGGCGATCCCAGATCACAAGATTGGAGACCATGATGTATGCGATGCATTTGCTCGAAGTAGAGGCACGTCTGCGTGAACCGATAGACGACGGTGATGGAGATTTCTATCTGGATGATGAAGAGTTCATCGAGGATGAAATCAAATGGCATCGGGACAATTCCGTTCGCCGTCGGTTTGGTCTCGCAAAAGAAGGGGTGATGAATAAATCTAAGGGCATGGATCGAAAGGTCTGTGCCCTTATTTGTATCCATCGGATGCGACGTGCCTGACGTTCTCAGGTTTGAAACAGAGAGTTCCTTATCATGTCCAAATCCCAACAGACTGCCAAGCCCGCGATCAAGGTCGTCCGTGGTTTCCGTGTCGTGTTCGACGTCTTCGGCGTCTATACATGGGGTCGCCGCGCCGGACAGGTCAACAAGAATGCCCACTGCACGATGGTGTTCTTCGGCGACAGCTACAAGGCGTGCGAGAAGAAGCTCCGTGATGCGACCGATGCGACGTTCGTCCCGCGTGTCGTCACGAATTTCGACCTTGAAGATATGAAGGCCGCGAAGTCATGATCCGCGTTATCCAACATGGGATTGTCGTGGCGTTCATCGTCGCGAGCCAATTCGCTCTTGTCGCCCACGGCCATCCAACTGCCATATGGTTGTGGTGTGATTTAATGGGGGTCTGCAAATGATTAAGCTCATGATGGCGCTCGTCTATCTCTCCGGGGATGTCGAGTACAAAGAACTGACTGGCTCTGAATATTCGACGATACAAGACTGTCAGAATCATGCACGTCAACTCTCGTTTACCTGGGCCGCATACAATCGTGTATGGTCCGACAAGTATGACCAATACATGCAGATTGTGGCTGGTGGGTTCTATTGTGAGGTATCGGAATGAAAAAAATCCCAGTTGAAGTCGGTAAGATTTACGCCGCGAGTGGTAGCTCGAATCACTGGAAGATTCTTGCAATCGGTAAGACACGTAACTTTTGTGTCTGTGTCAAGAGTCAAAATCATCGTGTTGGTGATGAAATTGCCGTTCCAAACACCTATAATTGGCAAGAAGTTCCGCCAGAACCTGTCGTGACGGAAGGATTCTTCAATGTCTATCATGGGACATGTTGTTTCCATGAGACCCTCTTCTCTGCACGAAGCCGTCGTTCGAGAGATCATAAAGGTATAGTCAAGGTGACTTTTCACGACGGGAAACCCGTCAAGACGGAGATCGTAGAATGAACGTCCCTATCATCACGGCAGAACAGGCGAAGGCACAGGGTTCGACACCCTCGGAGCTACGTGCCCTCGCGAACTCTCTCGAACGTATCGGACGGAAGGGTTATGACGGCCCGAGTGCCCATACGACTGACAACATCAGAAACGCCCACGCCCTTCGGCGTCTGGCCAAAACGCTTTAGGAGGTTCACATGAAGCTCAGTGGCCCATCGAGAAGTGCCCACATATTCGCCGTCAAGGTGATTGATCCGGGTTGGGCGTGTTCGTCGATCATCCTCGGAAATATGACCAACCAGACTCTCTTCACATCGAAGGGTGTCGCTATGCGAGACACAGAGGGACGTCATTTGACGTCTGACGTCGGGTCAGTCGGCGGTTTCTTCCGTGGTTTCGAAAATCTCTTTGTTGAGTATACCGCCATCAACACGCCCCAGCAAGGTAATTTACACGATACTCAACGTGCCATTACGGCGTCGATCTGGGATCGCGGTCCCGGTAGCGGAACTTATCGCCCCGATCAATTCGGATTCATCATCGCATATACGAAAGAGGGTCAGCAGGCGGCGTCTGCCCTCGAAGCGATCGGGTTCACAAAGATGGGACCGGTTCATGTCACCAAGACCGGCAGCACTTGCACCCTCTGGACGATCCACATGAAGGATTTCTTGAAGCGGTATGACAAGTGGCGGAAGGAAGAGAGGAAACAATATATCGATCTGATCTATGGGGATCGGTATCCGGAAGAAAGGGAAATTCATGCCTGATTTGGAAGACCTGGAAGACGACCACGATCTTTATTATGATGACGAGGAGGAAGCCCGAGCTATGAATGCATCGGATGAAGACAAGAAATATATCAATAAGCGAGGTCGGATCGATCGTCCCATCATCGCGAAGGATCTCGAAGACGTCCGGGAAAAGATCGTCGAGCATATCTCGTCGCCGTATGGGATCACTTATGCGATCGCGGTCATTCAGAATGACGAGCATCTAGTCTACACCCGGAAGAACGTCCCGTGTTACGGCGATCTCGCGAAGTATCGTGACCCCCACGGAGTGTTCGGAGAGATGAACAAATATCATCCGACCGATCTCTATTATCCCTTCCCAGAAGGGACTCCCGTCATGATCGGTATGGCGATCCATCCGAAGGAGAACGACGACTTCTTTCAGGCCCTCTTCACGGAGGACTCGCCGTGGTATGAGGTCACGAAGGGTGCGGAGTTCGTCACAAACTCGAAGAATCATGTCATCGGTCTGATCTTTCCGGATATGAACATCGATCCGACTGTCTGGTGGAACTTCCTCTATCGTCTTCGCAGTCTCTATGCCGGATCGGACTGCCAAAAACTGATGGATCAGGCGTTGGCTTTTGGTTTCTCACGAAGAGAAGCCATCATGATCTCGCTGAACTATCGGCATCCGTCACATCTGGGTGGGGGATGTTGGGGTATCCGTCGTATGTTGCTGCAAGACCCCAAAAGGATTTCTGGCGGGACCTTCGCAGAAGGGTATGGTTATACCCGTCCTTCCAATGAGCATATCTTCCACGACGACGGGGAGTCGGAGGACAAAAAGATCCTTATCCGCCATCTCGGATTGAAGAAAAATTCTTATGGGGGATATTCGAACATCGCGGCCGTCAACGACGAATATCTTGCAGCCATCCGTAAGACGATCGATGAGGTCATGAAATAATGCCTTGTCGTGAAGAGAAAGCCCGTCTGGAAGATGAAATCCGCCTTGCGCAAAAGCGTCTGGCAAAACTCGGAGTGTGAAATGGGACTCAAGATCGGAGCAGACCCCGAACTCTTCTGTATGAAGAACGGGATTTATATCTCGGCGCATATGTTGTTGCCGGGGACAAAGCATGAACCGTTTTTCGTCGAGAACGGTGCCGTCCAAGTCGATGGCGTCGCGGCGGAATTCAACATCGATGCGGCAGAGACCGAGGATGAGTTCGTCGGGAATATCCACTCTGTCATCCATCAGATGGAAGAAATCATCAAGTCCAACGACCCGGAGGTCAGTCTTGTCTATACTCCTACGGCTACTTTTGATGCAGATTACTTTTTCGGTCTACCGGATGATGTTCTCGCACTTGGTTGTGAGCCAGATTTCTGCGCTTATTCCGGCAAGGCCAACGAGAAGCCCGAAACCAAAGAGCCGTTTCGGACTGGTTCGGGGCACATCCATATCGGGTGGACTTCTGGGGAAGATACGACGCCGGGGTCGGCTCACTTCGAAGCCTGTCGGGAAGTGGTGAGGGCGCTCGACGAAAACCTCTACGGTCTTTCCCTATCATGGGACTCGGACGACAAACGACGGTCTCTCTACGGTAAGATGGGTTCTTTCCGCCCGAAGAATTACGGCGTCGAGTATCGCCCCCTCTCGAACCGTTTCCTCGTCGATGACGAGATCATCAAGACGGTCTATCGTGTGACTGTCGAACTTCGGAGGATTTTCGCATGAATAAGATTTTAATCATCGGTGGAGACTTCTCTGTCGAGAGGATTTTCCACAGCCGTGGTTGGCTCGTCGGAGTTTACAACGGCGGGTCTTTGAAGTTCGACCCGGATTTCGTTCTTTTCACCGGAGGGGCAGATATTTCCCCGGAAATCTACGGGGAGAAAAATACTGCTTCGTGGCCCAACCCTCGTCGTGACGACTTTGAACTCGGTGCATACCAGACCTTCAAGGACAAGAAGAAGCTCGGCATCTGTCGTGGTGCCCAACTCCTGAACTGTCTGAACGAAGGTAAGATGATCCAAGACATCAAGGGACATACGGGCGGTCGTCACTTTGTCAAAGACCTCGATATGGATAACCTCCGTAAGGTCAATTCGTGTCACCACCAACAGATCGTGCCGTCGAAGCACGTCAAGGTTGTCGCTGAAAGTGTCGATGGGTTGAGGGTCCCGGAAGTCATCTGGATCGAACAGGATCAGGCTCTCGGTATTCAGGGTCATCCTGAATGGGAACAGCCGACAGAAGACTACTTCTTCGAATTGATCGAGAGGTATTACTGATGTTTGAAGAAACTTTCGGAGACTGGATGATCGAGGCTGAGAAAGACTTCCGTGTCGAAAATCGCATCGCCTGTGAGGAACGAGGATACCCTCTCTCGGAAGCCCTTTACTCTTCGGTCGAAGATTGGGAGAAAACCAACGGTCGAAATTGGATCAATTATGTCGCGGAGATGATGTGATGTGTGGTCTCGTAGGAATGGCAGGTCTGGGTATCAACAAATGGGATATTCAGATTTTCAAGGAACTCCTCTATGCGTCGGCCCTTCGTGGTCCGCATTCGACCGGTGTCGCGACGATCAATCATAACTCCAACAAGGTCGTTCTCAAGAAGACGGCGTTCGACGCGAATTATTACGTCAACATGGATACCAATTCAAAGACCCCGATTCTTGAATCGATCTATCCATCGGTCTTCATCGGACACACAAGGTGGGCGACGAAGGGGAAAGTGACGTCGGCCAATGCTCATCCGTTCGATACAGGACGGTTTGTCTCCGCCCATAACGGGACTCTCCAAGATTTCAAGTATAACAAGAAGAATCAGGAAGAGACCGATTCGGAAATGATGTTCCGAGACATGGAGTCTCGTGGTGTCCAGACGGTCCTTGAAGACCTCGATTATGACGCCGCCTATGCGGTCTCGATCTATGATCGTAAGACGAAGACCCTGATACTCGCGAACAACGGTCGACGTCCCCTATCATTTGCGATCAACACCCGTCGGAACGTCATGTATTGGGCGTCAGAGTATTTGATGTTGGCGTGGATTTTGACTCGTAACGAAGAGGATTTCAGCGCCTTCTATGCGAATAAGGACACCATCTTCAAGTTCAAGCCAGAGAAGATCAATTCGAGGGCTACCTCTGACCGCCCTTGTTGGACTTGTGATGACGTCGAGAAGAAGAAATTCTTTCAGATGACGAGCGTGTCGGAGGCCGAACTCCCGTGGGACAACATTCTGACCGACCCGGACGTCTCTGTGACGAGTTCGATCGGTAAAGAGATCAGGTCGGTCATGGATACGTGTGGCGGTTGTGGGGTCGATCTACAGGATGAAGAACTCTTTCGCTGCAAGAAATGTCTCGCAAAGAAGAAGGCTGTCATCGACTATACCGACATCCAATCGACAGACGAGAGGGCAGTCGGATGAGTCTCGGAGGATGGTGTGATGAACTATGACAAACAGGCACAGAATATCATCGAAGGGAGGGCAAACCTCCAGTCGCTTTATGATCGTGTCAAAGCAAGGAAGGAAAGACTTTCATGTATCCTGAAAAAATGAGTAACCTCTATCGTGGTGATGACGTCACGAACCGTATCAACGGGACATTCATCCGGTATAAGGGGGTGCCTTATTATGCAGTGACGGAGGCGAAGAACACCCTCGGTCTCTATGCAATCCCGATCGATCAGAGGTCGAAATCCGCAATGACTCATGTCGTCAGTGTTGAAGACGACGACCTTGACATCTCTTCGATCGAACTCGGATACATGAACGAAGAGAACGAGACTGGCCGATCAGACGTCGTCCTCAAGACTCTCTATGCCTATCGAAATCCTTCGAGGCAGGGTTATCGTCAGGGTATCTGGGAGGGTAACGTCAGATTTGAAAGCCTCGACGGAAAGCCGGTCCACTATACGCTGTCGCACTACAGCGTCGGAATTGCCAACCTTCTTAAGAATAACTATCCGTCGTTCGACGAAGCGATGGAGCGTCTGGCAAAATACGGAGAGGTCGCTCTTTCAAGGGAGGTCGGGATATCACAAGACAAACTCGGAGTGAGGAAAATCTTTTATCGTGGTGAACAGATCGGTTATGGAACGCCAAGCGATCCGCAGATATATCTACGGTCTTCCCCGGCGAGTTGGATTTTCCGTAAGAACCTCTCTGTATTCCCTTGGAAGGTGGCTGCGTAAAGTGGAGATGAAGATGGAAAAGAAGCGGCGAGAGCCTTCGTGTATCTTTGAATACTACCAGGAATATTACAGTATTCAACCCCAGACAGAGCGTTTCGGAATCGAGATCGAGACAGAGACGAAGTCGATCAAAGATTATAAGGGTGCATTGGTTCCTGACAATGATTTTGGAGGTTATAAAATCTCCCCACAATCGAAGTTCTGGGTCGCCAAGATGGACAACTCTCTCCGTAATTTCGGACAGGAGTATGTCTTGAAGACGCCTCATAACTACGATGGTGTCCTTCTCGCTCTCGAAGAATTCAAGACGATCTTCTCTCAGGTCGAATTTATCCGAGATGCCCCATCGACGTCGGTCCACGTCCATATGAATATCCAGAGGATCAATGTCCGACAGCTCGGCAATCTCATCGTCCTCTGGATTTTGTTCGAGAACCTCTTGATGGAGTTCTCGGGTCCTCAACGTCGAAGCAATCTCTTCACCCTGCCAGTCCGGTGTGCAGAAGGAAATGTCAAGAACTTTGTGAAGCTTTTTACTAGACTCGAACAGAAAAATTCGAGTGCTCTTAGTTTCAACGTCAATGAGACCAAGTATGCCGCGTTGAATCTTTCATGTCTCGGCACTCTTGGGACGGTCGAAGCGAGGTCTTTCCGTGGTTCGACAGACACCCATGAGATCATCGAGTGGGTAAGCCTGCTTGATTCTCTCTATGAATATGCCCTCCGGGACATTTCACCCCTTGACATCCTCGAAAGATACCGTCGAAAGGGTTGGGAGTTTCTGTTTGATGTCTTCGGAGAGGGAGGAAACCTTTTGGTCCAAAAGATCGATAACCCCTCAGACTTCATCACGAGGAATGAATTCTATGCGGCGATCGTCGGAGATTGTGTCAAGAATTGGTGGGAGATCGATCCGGTCAACCTTCCTCCGATCCTAAAACCAAAGAAGAGGACGTCTGTGTTTTCAGACTCTGTGACTCTCGACACTGTGGCTCAAACCTTTGGGCTTGATGCCATTCCAACTATAAATATCACACCGACGATGGCGGATCATCCTTGGGGAGGGGGAACTGTGATCGTCGATGAAGCAAATGAGTTGACTGAAAACTTCGATGAAGACCTAGAAGACGATGAATAGGAGATCAAAATGAATATCATTCTTCGCAGGAACGACGTCGGTGATCCCTTCGCGAACAACATCGCGGCGAACATGCCGGGATTTTCTGTCGTTAATAAGGATGCCGTCCCGATCCCTCGTCAGACGAGAGACGACTGGTGTGTCCGTTGGGGGACGACGTCCTCTTTGAATGGTGATCCGAAGGTGATTAATTCCGCCAAGGCAATCCACCGGGTCTATGACAAGGGTAAGTTCCGAAAGACGATGTCGAACGCCGGTGTCGCCCCGAAGACGTGGGACAGTCTTGAATCCTTCCTTTCGGATCAGGTCTATCCAGTCATCCTTCGTCCTCTCCACCACGTCCGTTCCTTCGATCTCCACTTCTGTGAAAACCTAGAGGATGTCGTCTGCGCCTTCCTCAAGCACCGGAACGGCTATTACATCTCGGAATACATCAAGAAGGACGCCGAGTTCCGGGTGTTTGTCGTCCAGGGTCGGGCGGTGGCTGTCATCAAGAAGGTCCCTGTCGACCCTAGAGCGGTCTCCTGGGGCTGTGTGACTCAGGGTGCGTTCAACTACATCGAATGGTCTAACTGGCCTGTAGACCCGGTAGAAAAGGCCGTGAAGGCATTCCTACTCTCTGACCTTGACTTCGGAGCCGTCGATGTCATCTCGAAGGACGGTATTGCCTATGTCCTTGAGATCAATACCGCTCCGGAAGTCACACCGTATTACGGCAAGACAATCGCCAAGGCGTTCAACTACATGGTCCAGAACGGTCGTGATCCTATTCAGGTGACCGGTCGGACTTGGAAGCACTTCATCCACCCTGCACTTACTTCGGAGGCAATTTCCTGATGTGTAATATCTCTATCCTCAAGTCCGGAACGATGATGACTGTCGATCAAATCGATAACGTCGTCTATAATAACTGGCACTCGATGGGCCTCCTGATTAGAAAGGGTAAGAAGCTCGAAGCGATCCATCTTGTTCCAGAGAATGGAGAACTCGACCCGAAGTTTGTCTATGATCTTCTCGCTCAGAATATCGAACACGAACGGATCATCCACGTCAGGCACAACACGGCTGGTGCGACGAACCTCGAGAATTGCCACCCGTTCAACGTCTATGAAGACAAGAAATCGACCGTCTGGTTCATGCATAACGGGACTCTCCACCTCTACAAGTCGAAGAAACCATCGTCTACCGGGACGAGTTTTATCGATGACGAAGATGGCCCGTCAGACACCCTGAACTTCGCGAATGACGTCGTTCGACCTTATCTTGAATGTGATATGGGTTCCGGCAAGGGTGACGTCACAAACCCTCGCTTCCAGCGGACGATCAACAAGTTCTGGTCGACTGGTAATCGTGGCATCCTCGTCTCTTCATCTAATCCGAACTACTTCTTGATCGATCAGGGTTCGACTGGGTGTGGTTGGAAGACGATCAAGGGTAAGGATGGTAAGGAGTTCCTTTCGAGCAACGACGACTACTTCGCGAAGGTAACCCGTGGCCCAGAAGCCGCACGGAGGTTGGTTCGAGAAGAGGAAGCCAAGAAGCGCCATACCTATCCTTCCCCCGCTGTGGTCGGAGGCTCCGGGGCTTCCAGTCAGAACGTCGTCAAACTCTCCGACCATCTTCCCGGACGTCCAGGATTCTATGGACTTTCAGCCTCCCCCTCCAAGATCATGGAGCAGTATGATTTTTATGACCGTGAGTCTGGTGTTGGTGTTGGCTATCTTAACGGCGCTGAACTCGACCAGTTCTTGACGGAAGATCGATCGGGGTTCTTGGCTCTGGTCGAGTATATCTTCTCGGACTACGCACAGTTGTTCGAAGAGAACAAGATTCTTGAAGCCAAACATAAGACCGCAAGCAACATGGTTGCCCAACTCAAGCGAGAAGCAGGAGAGAACAATGAAGAAGCGACGGGGACAGAAGGGGAAGAAGACAAGGAAGATCAGCAAGGCGTGTTGGACGTCGCCGTCGGTTAACATGGCTGCAAAGAGCGAGGTAAAGCCGATGAGTTCCCTTCTTGACGAAATCCTCGAGAAGCGTCGTGTTGAGACGACTCCCGATTTTCTCCAGCTTAAGCTGACCAAACATCTGGTCTTTGTCTATGGGACGATGAAGTTCGGAATGAAGGATCACCATATAATCGCTGGCTCTCCATACCTCGGGAAGGCGATCTCTCAGTCGAATACCTTCAAGATGTATAACTGGGAGACCGGAGATTTTCCAGTCGCCCTATCATACACCGGGGCCAAGCGTGAGGGTGGTCATCTTGAGGGTGAGGTCTATCTGGTCGATGCGATGACGATGCTCAAGATGGACGCCATCCAGCAAAATGGACAGTCATTCCAACGTCATATGCGGATGTTCCGGTTTATGGAGCAGAAGTGTTGGGTCTATATCGGTATGCCGGAGATGTGGGAGGGTCGTATTCACTACGGGACTTCTCAGAAGAAGGTCGGAGAGATGTGGTGCTATGATTGGCACCCGAGGGTGAGGCCTACGACACCCATCCGACCATTCGACTATGGAGAGGGTTGGCCAGACGTCGACATCCGAGACGAAAACTATGAAAGTATGGACTCTTGGATGGACGGAATGGCAAGAAGTTCAGGAAATGGTGACAGATCGAGGAATGCCTATTGACAAACGACAAAAAATATGATATCTTAAGGTATAACCTATAGGATATATCTATTAGATATCCTCTCTAATATGTTTTAATCAAGGGATAGAACCCTAAAGACAAACCTAAGGATAATACCTTGAGTTCACAATTCTATAAGAATTGCCGATGCAACATCTGTAACAAGGTGTCGTCGGGTGAGGTCGCCTCGGATTATGGTGACCAGACGAGTAAGGCTTTCTACAAGGACCCTGATCCGAAGAAGACCGGCTTTGTGTGTTCAGAATGTATGGATGAGATACGTGAGATCAAAACCAACTGGGAGATCGAAGATGAAGTGTGAGTGTGGATATCACGAGATTTGTCAGTGTGAACCGGAAGAGGACGAGGACTATGTCCCCTACTCATGGATGAACCATGACGTCATTTCCGACACCGATGACCTGATCGACATGGATGACGACTTCTGGTTCGAAGATGAATGAACCGAGAATCCTTTGTCGAACAACATATCGAATGTCCATGTGGGCAGAGTTCTGATGCATACTGCACCCGTCATGATGGCTCAGGCTTTTGTTTCTCTTGCTATAAGAATTTTAACCCCTCGAAGGAAGAAAGGGAGAGATTGGAAGAACCACAAGGTGAAGTGACGTTCGATTACGTAGCCGATCGAGGTATCTCTAAGAGAACGATGCAGTTCTCTGGAACGCAGACCAAGCTGATTAACGGGAAGCCCCACTCTGTCGCGTTTGCTTTCGGGGATGACGCCCTTAAGACTCGTCTTCTTTCCGAAAAGACCTACAAGGCTCTCGGGAAGTTCAAAGAGGCCGGTCTTTTTCTCCAAGACAAGTTCGATCCGGGTTCTCGTGAGAGTATCACGATCTTCGAGGGAGAGTATGACGCACTCGCAGGTATCGAGATGCTTCGAAATCAGTCGGCTTGTGTATCGTTGAAGAACGGTGCTCCATCTGCCCGGACTCAACTCTCGATTCCCGACATCCATAATTATGTCAATTCGTTCCAGAAGATTTATATCTGTTTCGATAACGACAAGGCTGGTCGAGATGCTGTGAAGTCCCTCTCTGGACTGTTTGATTTCCGCAAGGTCTACCATGTTAACTTCCATAAGCACAAGGACGCAAATGAATATCTTCTCGCAGGAGACGTCGAAGACTTTTTCAAGACTTGGTCTTCTTCTTCTCGCTTTGCCCCTGATAACATTATATCTTCTTTCTCCGACATCGCGAAAGCTCTTGACGAGTCACAAGAAGACACACTCGCGACGTATCCGTTTCCAGAGCTGAACGAGAAACTCTATGGGATTCATGCAGGTGAAGTCATCGTCGTCAAGGCACCCGAGGGTGTCGGTAAGACAGAGTTCTTTCGGGCGGTCGAGCATCATGTTCTCAGAACGACGCCACATCCGATTGGCATCATCCATCTAGAGGAAGATAATGCGACTACTGTCAAGGCTATTGCAGGCTATGAGTTGGAAGTCCCGGCCGTTCTACCTGATTGTGGACTTTCGAA